TGCTGCCGCTGCTCAAGCCGACGCGGACCAAGCTCTGTTAGACGCTGCCGCCGCTTCTGCCGCCGCTGCAACAGCTGGAACCGACGTTGGTGATTTATCGACTCTCACCACAACTGATAAGAGCAGTGCCGTAGCTGCGATCAACGAAGTTAATTCTGCGGTAAGCGCGGCTCAGGCTGATGCATCTCAAGCGTTGCTAGATGCCGGCGCCGCTCAAGCTGACGCCTCCCAGGCGCTTCTGGACGCTTCGACTGCCCAATTAGATGCTTCCGCCGCCCAAGCAGACGCAAGCCAGGCATTGTTAGATGCCGCAGCCGCTCAGAGTGATGCCAACCAAGCTCTGCTCGACGCTGCCGCTGCCCAGGGTTCTGCGAACTCTGCTCAAGCTGACGCTACTCAGGCTCTCAGCGACGCCTCCACTGCTCAATCTACGGCAGATGCAGCTCTGCCAAAAGCTGGCGGAACGATGACTGGCGTTGTCACTTTTGACGCCACTCAAACTTTCCCAGGAACTGTTGGCGACCTTGACTTTCAAGCCAAAGGCGATCTTGTCGCCGGTTATGGTGCAAACACTTTTGGCATTCAATCCGTTGGCACGGATGGTCAAGTCCTCACCGCTGATAGCGCTTGCGCTTCTGGTATGAAGTGGGCTGCCGGTGGTGGTGGTGGTGGCTCAGCTGCTACACCTACTGCTCTAGGCACCCTCTACGGGTGCTCTGACGCTTCCGCTCCCCATAACACCGCCCTAGGTAACGGCGCCCTTGAGTACGCTTTCGTTGGTTGCTGCAACACGGCCATCGGTGTTTGCTCCCAACGTACAGGAGATGGGTGTGGAGACACAAGCATCGGAGCCTACTCCCTCTGGTGCTCCCTACAAGGACCCAACATTGCCATCGGTTGCGGTGCAGGTTGCGACATTTCTTCCGGCTGTTACAACGTTGTTATCGGAACCAATGTTCAAACTTCCTCCCCATCGAGTCAGTGTGAGTTGGCCATTGGTTTTACAACGGGTCAGTTGTGGTTGTCAGGTGACTGCTCAAAGGCAATCAAACCTGGTGCGGGTGTTATCGACTGTGCCGGCTCCTGTGGTACTGCCGGGCAAGTTCTTCAATCTACTGGTTCAAATGCTATCCAATGGGCTTCCCCCGCTCCTGGATACAACGGATACCAGGGATACACCGCGACAACGTCCGGAACCAAGTTCAACGTTACCGGTTATTTGGGCGAGCTCGGCATCAACTTTATCGGCCAGCTCAACATTTTTACAACTTACGAAAGCGGCTACAACATTCCAGGGTCAAATGCCTTGATCTTCATCAACGGTTACAATGGTACGGGATCTTCCACAGTTCAAGCAATGAACACTTCTACTGGAACTTTCGCGGTAGAATCTGTTCTTTACCCCGCCTACACTGACATCACAGTCACATTCACTCCGTCAATTACTACGTCACGAATGAACTTCTACATTCGTTTCCTGGATGCTATTGGCAATGGCGGTCCTTACAATGGGAACTTCTTCACACCTTTCTTGACCCTCTTTTGATTTACGAAAATGAACTGGAACAACTGTACATTTGAAGCAAGCCTTCTGATGGTTGAGCTTGAGGAAAACGTGCCCTTCTACGACAGTGCCATCTCGCTGAACCTAGGGTTGACGAACGTTGATGGTAGCCCGATGCTACAAGACCCGCATGTGAAAGGTTTTATTAAATCTTTCGAGAAGTTCGGATCTCGAGCGGGTGTAGAGATTGACAACCCGGTGCCCCTTCTTAAGGACCTTCCAGGTATTTTCATCACTCCTGGAAATGTTTTCTCCCGGGAAGAGGTTTTGGACACCTTAGACCCTTACCTACCTGAATCCTACATCCCATACATCCCCGACTTTTACACAATCGGGTTCTTTCCTTCTCGTGTTGGTCAGCCCGTGCGGGAGATTGCACAAGACGGCAAAGTCTATGAAAAAGGTGTCTTAATCGGAACGGAAGGAGTTATCGATCCGCCTCAGTGGGCGTTGGACCTCGCTGAGTGGTCACGGCAGTATTGCAACGGAAGTTACAACCACTACAAGATTTCGGAAAATGGTTCAACAAGAAAGGCTTACGTCACTTGTAACAGTCTCGCCCCGGTCTCAAGCATTTGAGGGTTTGAACCTAAACCTGGATCTGTTGGATCAGAGGGTGGAAAGTTGGAAAACGGAACTCGGGCTTTTTGATCAGCCTGAGTTCCCCCCGAAAAATGTCAACATGAGTGAAGGGTCCATTCGATTTCACGACCGCAGTCACATTCTTGTGCAGGATTACCTAGGTAAATCAAGTTATGATTTACGAGCGGCGTTTGAGGAGACTTCTCTTCCCCCGGTGTTTGAAGAGTTGTTGACGTATTTCTTTTCAAAAGTGATGCATCAATCCGACATAAATCCTGAAGAAAAAACCTCACGGGAGATCTTAAGAACAGATATACTCCTCATGCGCCATCTCGGGTACATTGATGACAGTTCCGTTTTCATTCAGAATATCATAAACATTTCTGCAGAGATTGATATTTTTTACAGATCACTAATTAATCGGGAAGACTTTAGCTCATTCATACTTACTCTAAAGGGCTCTATACGAGACTGCGAAAATTGGGAGCAGTTGAAGGTTCTCGGGTAAAACCATGCAAACGGCGTAAGCAAAGTGCAGCTCAGTACGATAACGAGAATTGAACAGTACATGTGCGACGCCCTGATCGCGAGTCCGCTGATTCCGATCGGGGTAAATGTTTTGCGCCTTGCGGATGTTATTGATAAGGAGGGAGTAGTAAGCCAAACAAATAATATTGTTGTTCGTTATACGGGTGCCAGTAACACAGTAAAAAACCGCATTCCAATGGTGTTTGAGCGCTCAATGCGATTCGAACTGAATTTTTCCTGTCAAAATTATTTAACTTCTTCGGGCCACGATTTTGCCACTCAGTTGCTGACCGGTGCGTTCATCACACTCAACGGGGGTGTTCCCAGCGGAGCCTACGTTCAAGTTATCGAACCTTTTGTTTGTGTGAATGAGGACTTTACGGGTCTTACAGACCAATCCCAATACACTTACACTCAGGTCTATCAGCTGATCATTGAAGAGGCGTTGCCATACGTGGCACTGGACCCATGCGTCCAGCGTGGTGATTGTCGCCAGCTTTTTCCAGCGTTGGGGGTCGAAGCCAAGTTGCCTTTAGGGGGCATCCTTGATAACGCCACCGGCGACATCTACGTTCCAGCATATGACTGTGACGGTCAGCCACCAGAAGATTATGATGCCTGTTATGGAATCCGGTGGAGCAACGAACTAACTCAAAGCGGCGACTGGGTGTTCATCTGTGATCCCGATTGCATCTTTATGGAAGATCCGCTCGGGCAACCCATCTATCTGCTGTCGAATGACAGTTACACTGAGGATGGTCGTTTGGTAGTAACGGTGTTTGATGCCAATACCAAGCAGCCATTGCGCGAAGTATTTTATTGTAACACGGGTAAGAAACTGGCTCGGTATGCGGTAGAACTCTGGACTGATACAGTGGCAAAAAGTGGGCCTATATCTTCCGCTGCTGGGCTAGATTCTAGCTGGACCCAAAGCATGAACTATGGCGAGTTCGCTGTTGTTCTTGGTGGATTTCAGTTTCTGTATGTGGATCCGCTCAATCCAGACGCTCCCAAGTTATATCTAGACGGGGGTGCCCTAATCGGTATTCAGACACAAACTTTTATCCAGACACCGAAGGGCCGTTTCTACTTTGTGGCACAGTCCCCTCAAGGAAAAGGGTGGTTGATGGAAGGCACGTTTGAGTTGGCGGAAATCAACTCTCTTTGGAAACTTGGGTGCCTCCCGTGCTCGAACGGTCTGGATAATCCTTCCCAACCTTGTTGAGGGGTAAAAAGAAGTAACCGCCTATAATTGCGAATGCAATCTGCTCAGCAACTTTGGCAAAATTATCACGCTGCGGTGCGGGCGGGAAATACAGACCTCGCAACTCGCATTCTGCAGCAGATTCACAAATTCAAGCGCAATCCTACGCCTCGTGGTGGTTGTGGTAAATGTCGTAGGAGAATGACCTAATGGCTGAGTCCAAAGAGAAAGATGCGATCATTCGGCAAAAGGAGTTTCTTGCCGAAGAAGCACTGAAAGTGGCAAATGAGGCTATTGGGCTTCTGCAAGATCAAATGTCCGAGTGCTCAACGCGAGACTTGGTTCAAATATTCTCGGCTTCTGTGAAAGCACATCGTGAGATTACCGATGACATCGTTATTCTTACCGCCAAGGAAACTCCGTCTGAGGAGTCTCTTGCACGCGAGTACGACGGGAAGGTTGAAGAGTTGCTCAAAAGGATTAGTAATTTCTAATGCGTCCCATAATAACCAAAGCAAGCCTGCTAGATGAACACAGCAGCTGGCGAAAATACATTCGTGGAATTCGTGAGCTAATCGTAATGGAGGCTCCGGCATCCGTAATTGAAGAGTATAAATACAAAGCGGCGCAAAATTGCTTCCTGGCATTTGCCGATATCATGAAGAAAGGCGATTTAAAAGTCGTCGCTTTCCATGAGATTATTGGTTCAGCTTTCGAAGATTTGGCGATGAAACGTTATCGTCGATTGATCGTATCGTGCCCTCCACGTTCCGGCAAGTCGATGATGGCTTCAATGTTCGTGGCTTGGCTGCTCGGGCGTGATCAACAAACGCAACACATCATTGCATCCTACGGCCAGCAACTTTCAGGAAAATTTCATAAAGATGCTATCGGTTTTCTGAAACATCCTGAATTTTCAAAGATTTTCCCCGACTGGAAAGGATTTTCTCGAGATTCTAAATACGACATGTTGGGGGGTGGTTACATTCTTCCGACTTCTGTTGGCGGTGTATTAACAGGTTTTACGGCAGGCACCACCAACATCACTAGCCCTGGCGTCGGGGCAATGATTGTGGACGACCCACTGAAAGACTCGACATCGACTGCAGCATTAGAGGCATTGGAGTCATGGTGGGGAGAGCAGGCGAGTACGCGGCGTACGAACAACTGGTGTCAAATGGTAATTGCTACGCGATTTCATCAGCATGATTTGCATGGTGTGTTGCTCGAAGCCGATGGTGAATACGACGAGATTGAAAACCCAAACGGTTGGCGCTGGGTGAATATTGCTGGCTTAATCGAGACGGCAGAGCAAAGGGCTTTGGACCCTCTAGAGCGCGATCTTGGCGAATCGCACTGGCCAAGTAATACCGCGTTTACCGTGGATATGCTCATGGCTCAGAAAAAGACCATGGGTTCGTTTGCGTTTGCGGCACTTTACCAGGGTAACCCCGTTGCCGCAGAAGGACAAATTATTAAGGACAGTTGGATAACTCGCGTCGAAGGGAAAGACTGCCCCGAGTTTGATTTGACTTGGCTGGCCGTAGATTGCGCATTTTCTGAAAAGGAAATGGCAGACGAGACTGCAATTTGTGTGGCATCGATCTCCCATAGAACTCCGGGAGTCGTCTATGTTCGTGAAATGATTACGGGGAGGCTTGGTTTTCCGGACTTGATTGCGAAAGTGAAGCACTTATACTCTTTCTACGATGCTAGAGTTCTTTGTATCGAGAAGGCTGCGTCGGGTCAATCTCTGATCCAGATGTTAAAGAAAGAGGCTAAAATTCCGATTGAGGAAATGAAACCTCTGAAGTCAAAGACGATTCGCTTGCAAGCGGTTGCCCCGCTCATGGAGTTTAACCGTGTACGAATGATTGAAGGGGAATGGATTGACCCTTTTGTAAAAGAACTTACAACCTTTCCTTTTGTAAAGCATGATGACCGGACCGATGCCTTCACGTGGGCACTAACATACTTTTCGATGAAACTCGATAAAATCGATCGAGGATTACAAGATTCGATTATCCAGAATAAGAGATTTGTGGGTGAGTTAACGAGGCCAGGGTTCGGCGATAAGAACGTTTTCTCCAATCTGTCTCGTGGTCGTTTACGAATGTTCCCCGCTGACCATGCTATAAACGATCCCGATTACGATTCTGTTAGTGGCGAAGCAGACCCTCGCTCTTCCTTTCTTCGAGGAGTTCGAAGCGGAAAGCGAAACATCGGTTGGGACCTAGAAATGTAACCGGTGATTGGTAACCACCGTAAAAAAGTTGCTGTTGTTTACAACAGATTACCATGGCAAATTCTCCCGTTGATCGTAACTCTGAGCTCATGAAACAAGAGTTCGGAACCAAAGTGCTAATTACTGATTTAGCTGCGGATAAATACCTTGAAAGAGCAAGAAAAGAAGATCCCACTCAAAAGAAGTTCACCGAATTCTGCGGAAAGAAAAACGGCTGGGACGATTACACCGAGCGCTGGCACTGAGCACATTCAGTGGGCCTTAGAGAAAGACTCATGGTGGACTCTCTGACAGCATCCGGGTAAAACTATAAGTCGGTTGCAGCCCTCCAATGCGATCCGAATTATATCTTCAAGGAGGTGGTTTGGATGTAGAGTTTATTCGGCACGAAGCGTATGTCTTTCAAGTACCCACCGTTGTCAAGTTGTTATCCATGCTCACCTCAAAGGAAAAGCGCAAGACTCGTCGCGCTGAAGCTGCCCAGATGCTAGAACAGTCCTACCACAAAGGAATGGATGTTCAACCGCCAAAGTTTCTGACTTGGCGCCAAGAAGAACTCTGGAATTGTTTCAAAAGAAACACAGTCACACTCGCTCATGGCTGTGCCGGCACAGGTAAAACTCTGATTGCCCTTCACTACGGACTTCATGGTATCGCCTCTGGCGATTTTGATAAAGTCTATTATGTTCGAAGTGATGTTGGCGTCGAGTTTCAAAGAGGACGAGGTGCTTTACCTGGCGATCTGTCCGAAAAGATTGCTCCCCTAATTGCCCCAGTTTTAGACAACTTACCTTGCATCATGCGCTCGCATGGTGCGGCTGAGTATTTACTCAACAAGAAAATTATTGAGCCCGTACTTCTCGAAGATATTCGTGGCCGCTCACTGAATGAAAGTTTTATTATCGTGGATGAGGCACAAAACTTCCTGCCGAGTCACATCAAAACCTGCCTCTCCCGTGTCGGCAAAGATTCTAAAATCTGCCTCATCGGCGATACCAAGCAGACGGACTTGGAAGTTTTCCGTCGCGAGAATGGACTTGTCGATGCCATTCACCGACTTCGCCAACTTTCCGAAGTAGGCGTGGTGGAATTCCAGAAAGAAGACATCGTGCGTAATTCTGTTATTGCGCATATTCTTGATCGCTACGACGACTAATGCGTAAAGACACAAGGTTTGCCCGGCCGGACAGGGCGGAAATTGAATCCAACCTTCCGTCGGGCATCTTGTCAAATGCTCAAGCATTGGGAGTCTGGAATATGATGTTAAGAGGAGATGATCCTTCGGATATTGCGCATACTTATCGCTCATACCGTGATAGTAAATATTGCGAGGTCCCGAGGGATCATCTTCGTGCCATGCGAGACGTAATGGTAACTTCGATGCGAGAGGCTAACCGAAAAGATTCAAAACCTCGAAAAGAGAAAAAGAAAGGAGTCCACTACAGTTCAATGCCAGATGGTTGGATGCCTCGACGCACCGGAGCTTAACATGAACGTTAAAGAAGAAATTAAAAAACATCACTTACCTTGCGGACCAGTCACGGTGTCCATTGATGGGGTTTGCCGTCGACGACTTCGTGACCACTTTGACATGCTTTTGGACCGCTTGACTCAAGAAACTCACCCAGAAGGGAAAGACCCTGAAGAGGACATCGATGAGCTCGATCTTCTGGAAGAAGAGCCAGAACCGGAAGAGTCTCGTGATGAAAAGAAAAAGAGATTGATTGAAGAAGGGAAGCTAAGGGCGGAAGTAAGTAAGGAAGTAGGAAGGTACAAAGAAAAGCTTATGGGGAATAGTAAGATGTTGCAGAACCCCTCGGGTAAAATCAAAAAGCGTTAATCAACTAACATGTCTAACAGAATTGGCGGAGATTTTAATCAAGAGGCAGTGGAAGCATTTCGAGCTGCTTATGCTCAACAACTTGCATCTCCAGATGCAGACGAGATCGCAAATAATTCCGGATTACCAACTAACGTAGTTACCAATACTTCCCCCTGGATTGAGCATACGGGGCTTTGGCGCTATCCCAGTGGGAAAGGCCCCGATCAAGATCTAAAGACTCCCTTCAACCCCAATGCATACCTCTCTGATGAAGTAGTTGACGGTGACGGAGAAATCGAGGAGTTGAGTGACGAAGACGTTGAGAATTTGGTTAATGAGATCACAGGTGAATCGGAAGGAGACGAGGAAGAATAACAAACGGGTAAAACCAGGTATATAAGTTCTTCGTGGTTATGACTTTTCGATCTGCAGAAGATCAACGTAAGGAATATGATCTTCAAGCTATACGAACCGTTGAGATCAATCAGCGTCTTCAAGCAGTCATAGATGCGGGAGACCCGGACTCCTACCAAGAGAAGCTTAAAGATCTTGCCGTATTTGCAAACTACCTTCGTCCAGAAGCACCCGAAGAGACTTACGTCATTTTAACCTCTCGCCCGGAGGTTCATTTTATTGCTGAAGGTGAAGGGTATTCCGCTAAACTCTGTCTGAACGGGAATCGTCAACGATTTTACCTTCACAATACTACTATTGCCCAAGGAATTGACACCGCAAAAGCTATGCGACCGGGACGGCAACTTCTGCGTATGTGGGAAGTAGTGGTGCCCAAACTTCCGGAAAATTTTATCGTATGCGGGCTAACTGGAGAACCCGGAGTGAACGCTCCAGAGGTTGACGAGTCTTTGGCACATATCCACAAATACCTGAATCTCGGTCGTGAGGAAGGCAGCCGCTATGTTTTGGGAATTGTTAAAAATGGCAAAGTAGAGCCAATCACTTTCCAAGAGGTGAAGGACCTGACCGGAAAGACTCCAGATGTTCTTGACCAGCGCCTCAACGTTCGCTCGATTCAATGGCCAGGAGCTTGACCATGTACGGTTCTTCCTTTGATTTTAGCGGCGTAACCCTCCCGGGAGCAGGTGGGGGAATCAACGCCAGTAATGCCATCAGCGGTGAGCAGTTGAAAAAACAAAACGAGTCGGGGAAAAAATGGCGGCCCGGCCCCGACGGAATGATGTCAAACCACAACGAGAACATTCTCAAGATGAATGCCGAGCATCGAGAACGTCGCTCTAACCTCGTTAATCGGGACTACAACGAAAACTCAGATGGCAAAGATGCCATGAAAGAGATTTTCGATAGAAAGAAATCTCGCATGGCTTCGTTCAAAGAGATGAAGAAAAGCGAGTATGGGTTTTCCGAAGGCGATTCACAGGACTCCGAGCTCCTGAGCATGCCCTTACCAGGGGGGGCGTTTAAAGAGTCGTGTTCTTGCGGCCACTGCGCGTCGTGCCTCGACAAGAAGCATCGCGAGATTGAGTATCGTGAGTGGAGCACCGAGAAGCGCAAAGCGTTGAAGGAAGGAAAAGTCAAAGGTTCATTCGCAGGGCCCGACATGTCGTTCCCAATTGCCGGCCCCATTGATGTCGCTGCTGCCTGGTCTTCTGTAGGCCGTGCCGCCAACCCCCGGGCAATAATGCGAAAGATTATTTCAATCGCAAAAGAACACGGTTGGGAATCTGGTTTGCCGGAGTCTGTGAAAAAGCGTTTGGCAGCAGGCGAATCGGGGTTACCAACGGAGTAGCCATGGGGTTAGACATTCTTGGCATAGTTGCATCCTTTGCCACCATTATTTCCGGGCTTGGTTGGGTTCTTGACCGAAACTCCAAAAAGTTTGAGAAGATTCAGAACTCAGGTAACGCTGTAATGCGGGGCCTGACTGAAAAGGTTGAAAGCCTGGACAAAACCTTGATGGATGTTCGCCTCACTCTTCCGGAAAAGTATGTGACGAAAGAAGAGTTAATGATGCATATTCGAGGAGAAGAAACCTGGCACAGTTCAATTGATCGCCGACTAGATGATATTCGTGACGAACTTTCATCACTACGTGAGTGGAGACACCGATGATCGAAGATTATGATTGGGACCGGCTTGACGGTCTTGGGTTTACTGAAAAGGCCAAAGAGGGTTTGAAATCTGCTTGTTGGAAAGGCTATGAAGCAATCGGAATGAAAACCAAAAATGGTCGAAAAGTTCCAAATTGCGTCAAAGTGAAGAGTGACGCGGAACACGGCGAAGGTGACGTTGCCACTGCGGAGATGACTCCGAATTATTTGCCGAAGCAACCGATTCCTGGAGGAGGAGACCAAAAAAACCCTGAAATGGGTGAGCAAAAGATTCGCATGCCTCGAATGCCTGAAATTGCTAAAGCGTCCGACAATAATGGCCAACTTGCGATGGCAGCTGCTCCCAACTATGTTGAAGTTGAGGATTTTTCGGACCCTTTTCATTCATCTGAGCCGAATG